TGGGCGATCGGGCCCACGTACTTCATCGCGTAGTAGATGTCCATCAGCTCGCCGGACGCCGAGTTGGCGGTGTTGGCGAGGACGTCCGCGACGTGCGTCGCCTCCGTGCTCTTGAGAGCGAACTGGTCCATGACGTCGCCCTCGATCTTCGCCGCCGTAGCAACGTCAGTTCGAGCAGCAGCCGACAGCTGGATCGTGCCCCGGGCGGCCTTGATAGCGTCCTGCGCGGACAGGCCCGCCTTCGCCAGCTCCACCATGGCGTCCGCGGCCTCCGCCGCGTTCGCCGAGGGCAGCTTCATGTCCGCGCCCAGGGCCTGAGCCTCACGGCCGGCCGACGACATCTGCGCCCCCGAAGCGCGGGTGACCTCGAGGAACTTGTTCATCGCATCGGTGTACTCGTTGCCCGCGTGGACAATGTCGTGCAGGCCGAACAGGATCGCGCCGCCCGCCAGCAGGGCGCCGAGATGCTTGACCGGGCCGAGGACCGACTCGACGCCGGAGCGGACCGAACCCATGCCGTTACGGGCTGCCGTGCCCATTCGCCCGAACGCGCCAGGGGCCAGCGCCGCCTCGTCCCGCATCGCTCGCGTGCCGCGGCTGGCAGCCAGCGCTGCGGCCTCGCCCTCCCGGACGCCCGCCGCGCCGCCGCGCGCACCCGCGCCCATGGCCGTCAGCCCGGCACGGGCCGCCGCACCGTCCGCACCGAGAGCGCGAATCCCGCGCCCAGCAACCAGGGAGGCTTCCCCGAGGGCAATCAGCTCGCCAGTGCCGGTGCGCACGACGGTGCCGAAGCCCGGCATCTCGGCGATGACGCGGACGCGCACGGTACGGTCGGCCACGGCTGCCCCCGATCTTCAGTTGTTGTGCGTCGCGAAGCTCAGGCGTAGCGGGAGGCGGGCGGACGCCAACTGCCGTGCGGGAGAATGTCGGCATGGACGATCTGGTGCAGTGGTTCGGCGAGCAGCTCGACACCGACGCGGCGCGCGCCACGGCGGCGGCTGAGGAAGACGGACCCGACTGGCGTTACGACGGGCACGCCGTCATCACGCGCCGAGAGGGCGACCTTGTGGCCGTCGGGTCGCAGGACTTCCTGGAGTCGGAGCGCGGCGACCACATCGCTGCGCATGATCCGGCTCGGGTACTGCGGGATATCGAAGCCGATCGGAAGCTGCTCGCTCTGTTCGTTGAGGTCGGCGCCCGTGAGGTCGACCTTGACGACGCCGTCGAGTATGCGCACGGGTGGGTGAATGCAATCGGTATGGCGGTGCACCTGCGCGCGTCTGCGTTCAGCGACCGTCCTGGCTACCGCGAGGCCTGGCGTCCGTGGTGACCTGGCCCCGGCGAACTCCAGACGGTCAGCCGGTGGCCATCCCGAACGAACGAAGAATGTCGGCGGCAGCCTGCGAGGGCGGCCCGAGTTCGCCCGTCTGGAACTGGACGCTGATCGCCGCCTGCCAGAGCTGGCCGAGTTGGCCGTCGGAGAGGTCATCCCAGAACGCGGCGAACTCCGCAGGGTCGGCAGGCTTGGGTTCGATCAGTTGCGCTTCGACGAGAGCAGGGGCGAAGGCGTCCGGATCGAAGGCCGGTTCCTCGCTGCCGCCGCGGCCCGCTGCCGCCTCGATCTGTTCCTTCGTCGGCGGATGCTCCGCCCGGAGCTGCTGGTAGGCGCGGTGCGTGATGGCTTCGAGGGTGAATCGCACGCGCGAGGCTTCGGCCTGCGCCTCGACTTCCTGGAGGTGCTTGGCGACGTCCCGGGCGGTCTCCGCGCCGTTGGCTTCGTCGTGCCGCTGCGCCCGCTCCAGCAGCGCTTCGAGGCTTTCGATCTCGGCGGACGCTTCGGCATCCAGCACCATGTCGACGATGTGCCGGGGCCGTTGGATCTTCGCGCGGACGGCGGCGAACGTCAGCGCCGGCTTCGCGGCCCGGCGTGCGGGCGGCTTCCTGCTCGTGGTGGTCATTGGGTTCCCTGTCCTTGGCGTGCTGTTACATGGCCTGGTGGACGGCGATTTCGATGCCAGCAACCAGGTCGTCGGCGTTCGCGTCGAGCGCGGGGCCGAGGTGCGGGATGGGGGCGTTCTTACTGGTGCCGTACTCGACGATGTTGCCGAGCGGCCCCTGCGCCTTCCCCTTGTCCGGGCCGATCTCGCCCTCGACGCCGTCGGCGGTGACCTTGACGTCGTAGGTGATCGAATACGGGTAGGCGGGCAGGTACTTGCGGCCCCTGATGCGACTCCGGGCGTCGTCCCGCACCTTCTGGCTGGTGACCTTCACGGCCTTCCCAACGTTCACCCTCAGCCGCTCCGCGAAGACCCCGAGGTCGTCCACGACCACGGTGAGTCCGATCACGTCGACACCCGCCATTACGACTCCCTCCGGAACACGCTGACCTTCAGGCCCTCGGTTTTGCCGCCGTCTTCCTGGAACGTCGCCACCCGACGGGCGCCGGCAAGGCACCCATGGCATTTGCTGATCGACGCGTCGTAGGCGTACTCGTTGTCGGCGTGCGTCGACTCGGCCAGCGGATGCCCACAGTCCCCGCACAGCCCGGACTCGGCTTCCATCAGGGCCATCGCCCACCAGCGGTCTTCCGGCAGCCACAACGACTCACCAGGGGCCGGCTGCGGGCGGCCGAGGAGGATGCTGCGGGGAATGCCCCATGCCCGCGCCGCCTCGACTTCCCGCCGGTACGGGAGGCGGCCGTCCCGCAGGCGGGCTACGAGAAAGGGACCGGGCTGGGCTCCTCGTTCACGGCCAGCGCGGTCGCGAACAGGGTCCTCGCCGTCCCGTCGTTGACGACGTCCAGCAGTCGGTCCACCTGCGAGGGCGTCAGCGACGGTTCGATGCAGCAGGCGGCGAGGACCGCGGGCAGGAACGTGCCCGCGTCGTAGGGCTCCTTGGAGCCCTTCGGGGCTGGGTGCGCGGCGAGCAGGTTGCTGTAGGTGCGGTGCCCGAGTGCCCGGAACCGGAACTCGACCGCCGCATCCCTGGCCCGCTGACGGGCCTCCTCTATGCGCTCCTGGAGCTCGAACGCCGGATTGGCCTCGCCGAGCGACGTCGGCTGCCACTCCCCCAACTGGCCCAGCTCGGCCTCCAGCGCCTCCAGTTCGGCGCCCACGTCGCCCGCGAGACACACCTGCACGGTGACCTCGCGAGGCGACGCCCCTGCCAAGAGCTCCGAGATGTCAGGCATCAGGCGACGACAGCCCTCGTCGCCGGGTCGCTGGTGACCTTCATCGGCGACATGAACTTGTTGACCTCGTTCGCAGCGGGCGCGATGTTCTGCGCCTCACCCGCGGTCACCGGGTACACCTCGACCTTGTCCGCGGTGGCGTAGGCGGTGGCGAACGCGGTCCCGCGGCGCACCACCAGATAGCCGGACGCCCCGTACACCAGCGTCGTGTACGGCTGGTCCTCGATCGTGGTGCTGCCGCGCTTGAACGTCAGCTCGACCGTGTAACTCCTGCGGCCGGGCTGGTTGGTCGTGAACGTCGAACCCAGCGAACTGGTGTCGACATCGGCCGTGCTGGGATCGGCCTTCAGACCGTCCGGGGTGATCCGCAGCGTCCAGTCGGAGCCGCCATTCAGCTCCGTCGCGGTCGGGGCGTTGATGTTCGCGATGGAGCCCACCCAGCTCACCTTGGTGTTGCCATCGCTGATCAGGTCAGACATGAACCCTCCTCAGGGCACAAAAAAAGCCCCGAGCGGGCGGGGCGGACGAAGACGGGGGTGGGAGGTCAGATGCGCACGGCGGCGACGGTCACCGACGTCGTCGACGAGTAGGTGACGGAGGCCAGACCGTCCGACACGCCCGCGAACAGATCCTGCGTGACCGGGCCGATCATCATGTCGCCGGTCGTCGCCGGGACCGTGACCACGACGTCAGCAGCGGCCTGCCCGCGGACCTTCGCCGTCGAGGACAGGGTGACCGTCATCGAGCTGCCCGCCGTGTTCTTCACGTGCAGGAACGTCCGCTCGCCACACACGATCTTCGTGGATGCGGCGGCGGCACCGTAGGTCGGGGCCAGGCCCGCGAGATTGATGACCTGGGTCGTCAGGGTTGCCATGGGGGTCTTCTCCTCAACTGGGGATGGAACGAAGCCGGTACCGGCTCGGGGCGTAGTAGTTGGGCGGGACAACATCGTCATCACGCTGTACCGGCTGCCCGTCGAGGGACTCCGGCTTCCAGGACGCGCGACCGGCCACGGCCAGAACCACCGAAAGGGCGGCCATGGCCCGGTCGGACACCGACATGACCTGCTCCGCCGTCAAGCCCACACAGGTCAGCTGGATGACCGCGGAGAAGTTGGTCCGGTCGTCGGCGAGAGACGCGGTCTCCGCCCGGCCCGGATCCGGGTACAGCACCACATACGGCGCGGACGCGGTCGGTGAGACACCGGCCGGGGCGCCACCCAAGTACACGGTCAGCCCGGCCGCCGTGAGGGCTGCCGCGACGGCGTCAACATGCGGAAGAACCGCGGGGGCCACCATTCCAGGCCTCCCCTCACGTCACGTTCTCGACGCTGATCCGCCATGCAGTCGCCGTGGAACTGAAGTCGACGGCCATCACCGCGAACAGCTGGTTCACGAGGCGGGTGTCACCGGACGCGGTGATGGTGACCGTGTCCCCGACGTGCAGGCTGTCGGTGGCCAGCGATGCGAACGGCAGGGCGAGCTCGTAACGGGCCACCACCGTCAGCCGCTCCCCCGCCTCATTGCGAGGCACCCGCTGCGGCTTCAGGCGGCACGCGCCCGAATACAGCACCGTGGGTGCGCCCGGCGTGAGGACGCTCGTCGAGCGGTTCAGCGTCGGCGCACCAGGGCGGCAGATCGTGCAGGTGTCTACCAGCAGCTGATTGTGAGCGGCGCGGCCTGCCGCGAGGAGCGGCTGGATGTCGATGGCCGTCATGTCAGGTCACCGGCGCCACAGAGAACGAGCCGCCCCGGTACTGGCGCAGGGCTTCCTTGTGCTCCGCGGTCAGCAGTGCGCCGCCAATGGTTTCGGCGGCGAAAGTCCGGCTGTAGTCGTCGATCGACTCCGACCGCAGCCCCTGCGGGTTGGTCATGTTCATCTGCGCCAGATCCAGCACGATGTCGACGACGTCGTCCGGGACCTCGGCGTAGCCGTGGCTGTAGGTGACCCGAACCCGCTGGGCCCAGATCCCCATCGGCCGCATGAACGGCCAGCCCATCAGCCGGGTGGGCGCCCACCACTGCTCGCCGCGGGTCAGCTCGCTGCCGATCCGCGTGAAGTCGCGGCCCTCCAGGGCCGTGTACTCCACGTTGGAGATCCCGAACAGCTCCACGACGGTCAACGGATGCGCGCCGTCGATGACGGGCGGACGCTGCGGCAGCCGCAGCACCCTGCCGCCACCGGGCAGGGTGACCGTCTCGTTCTCCACCAGCGTGAACTGCTGGCGGCAGTGCTTCCGCACCCGCGCCGAGGCCCGGCGCAGCGCCATCGCGGCCTGCGCCGGATCCAGCGCCCGCTGCAGCGCGGCCTCGAGGTCCGCCTGAGTGGCCAGAGGGGTCGGGGACATAAGGCAGCCCCCTTTACTCCTCGGTGTCGGCCAGGGCCGTCAGCCGCTTCACGACGGTCGAGCGGGGCTTGTCCTTCGCCTGCTCCGCCGCCAGAGCCCGTCCGGCCCGCTCGCGGTCGTCGTTCACCCACGACATGAGGTCGTCGATGGTGCCGTCCACCGGAGGTTCATCGCTGGCGGCCCCCGGATCGGCAGGGGGCTCGGCGGGCGGCTCCGGGGTCGGCTCGGGCTCCGGATCCGGCTCGGTGACCTTCACCGCGCCCTCCGGGGCGTTCGCGGCGAGGTGGCGAGCCAGATCGCCCTCCAACTCCTCGCCCTTGCCGAACTCGCGGACCTCGTAGTTCCAGTACGCCCGCGTCGGCTGCAGTACGCGCACGCGCATGCTGCACTCCTTCCTTTGTGAAGGCCCGTCGGCGCGAACGGACAGGGTTGTCCGCGCCGACGGGAGCCATATCAGGCGTGCTCGATGACGACGCCGCGCTTGTACAGCGCCGCATCGCCCGTGCCCGCATCGGACGGGACGCCGTAGTCGCCGACCCACGACCAGGTGGAGGCGATGACCTGCTGCAGACGGTCCTGCGCCGGACGCACCAGCAGGGTGACGTCCACGCCGGGGGCCGCTGCGATGGTGCGGATCTCGGGCACGTCCTCCACCCCGGTCCCGGCGAGGAGGTTGTTGGTGCCCTCGAACGGCGCCGACATCAGCGCGTTCGCACCCAGCACAATCGGCCGGTGTACGAGAAGCGTGCCCGCCGAACCGCCGTTGGAGATCGTCGGCGCCTCCAGGTTGCGCACCCAGTCGATGCCCGCGAACCGGCCGATCGACAGGTCCGTGTAGATCGGCGAGTCCACGCGGCCCTGCAGCGCCTGCTTGAAGTCGGAGTCCGCGAAGAGCTGCGCCTCCGTGTCGGGGTCGATGTGCGCGACGTAGTAGCCGCCCACCGTCGGCACCGCCATCTTCCGCAGACGCGCCACGGCCGCCCGGAAGTTCGCGAACGTCACCGTGTTCGACGACGACAAGTCGAAGGCCGAGTTGCCGGTCGCCCGGACCGAGACCGGGGCGTTCGCCGCGACCACGTAGTCGCCGACGACGTCCACCCGAGTGGTGCCCAGGGTCAGGGTCTTGGTGCCGGTGTTCACCCCGGTCACGGTGTTCGCGACGCCCGCGATCGACACGGTGAGCGGGTTCGACGCCGACACCGCGGTCGGCACACCGTTGACCATGACGGTCTCGAAACCGTCCGTCGAGTTGACGATGATCGACGTGTCCGAGGTGCCCGCCGCGGTCGCCCACGTCCGGCCGCCCGCATAGCCCTTGTACAGCTTGTTCCGGGCCACCTGGTTGATGGTCTGCCCCGCGTTGATGCCCAGGTTCTCGACGTCCGCGAGGAACTTCGACGCGAGCGCCATCGACGAGCCGAGCATGTTGGTGTCCATGCTGTTCGCGTACTGGTCCATCGTCACGGACCACTGCTCGATGCTGTACGTCGCCGCCGACGGATCCGAACCCGTCACCGGGGTCGTCACCGGCGCCAGCAGGCCCTTGCGGGTGAACGTCTTGGTGTCACCCAGGCCACCCATCCACGGCTCCGCGTCCGCGATCTGGGGGAACAGGAAGTTCGGCACGAGAGCGTCCCGGAACACCCGGTCCAACATGCCGTTCTGCAGCATCGCCTGAATGCCAGCAGGCAGGGACGGCCGGACACCGGCGTGCCGGTCCAGTCGGAACCACGACCGCGGGGCGCGGATGAGCCGCGGGCGGGCCGCGGACATGGTGGGGGTCATCAGTTACTCCTCAATGATCTCTATGGACACTTGGTCCGGGTATTGCTGCGCGACCTGATCCAGGCCCAGCAGCGCGGTTTGGGTGATGGCCGACACGGCGGCGCAGACGCGACCCCCAGCAGCAGGCTCGTCGTGACCGGACACCTCAATCGAGGTGCGTCCTCCGCCCAACCGGGCCCGGACCGTGATCACACGCGCTGCCTGTAGCCGTACTTGGCGAGCTCCTGGGCGACCTCGTCCTTCGAGGCCTCGAGGTAGTTCACCGGCGCGGGAGCACCACGCGAGCCCTGGCCGGGGTCCGGCTTCGGCTTGGGCTTCGGCTCTGCGGCCGGAGCAGCCGGCTCGGGCTTGCCCCAGTGCGGCTTCCGCTCCAGCAGATCCGCGAGGTCCGCCTCGATCGCGTCCGTGTCGATCTCGCCATCGCTGTCGACGTACTTGGAGGGATCGCGCATCAGAACGTCGATGGCGTCCGAGGCATCGGCGAACGTGTCGCTCGCCGCAACCTTGATCTCGGACCGCACCGACCGGGCGACCGCCTTACTCGCCTGCTCGGCCGAACGCTCGGCCTTCGCCTGCGCCTTCTCCAGCTCCGACTTGTCGCGATCTTCGAAATCCGCGACCTTGCGGGCCAGATCGGCAGCCTTCCGACGCTCCTCCGCAGCAGCCTTCTTCGCCGCAGCGGCTTCCTTCTTCGCCGCCGCGCGCTCGGCCTTCATGCGGTCGAGGGCCTTCTTGCCTGCATCGCCGAGGCCTTCGGTGTCCGCTTCCTCATCGGAGTCCGCGTCGCCTTCACCCTCGGCTTCGGCCGCTTCGGCGAGGAGCCGCTCGGCTTCCGCGTCGTCGTCTCCGCCAGCGCCCGACTCTGCAGCGTCCGGGGCGTCGCCGCCCTCTTCCTCACCGTCGTGACGGTGCAGGTTGAACCATGCGGCTCCGGTTGCCGGAACCTTCATCATCTCGGTGGACATTGCGTCCGCCCCTTCGTTGTGGACATGCGAAAGGGGCCCCGTTGCGAGGCCCCTCGGGTGGATCGGTCTTGGGTCGGTCAGCTCTTGAGGCTGCCGTCGGCGCTCCACGAGTCGGGTATGGCATCGAGGGCGCCCAGAGCCTTCGCCCGCGCCAGGATGAAACGGCGCACCTTGGACCGGGCCTCTTCTGTGTTGGGGCGGACTCGGCCGACCGCCAGGACAGCCCGCTCAAGGTCCGCTCGGGTTTCGATCTGGAAGCGCCCCGGACGCTCCTGGCCCGGGGCAGGCATCGCCTTGCCTTGCTTCACCAGCTGCCGCATCTGCTTGGCTGGCACGGTCTGCGCCATTCGGTCCTCCTCAGCTCAGGTACCCGAAGCGCTTGAGCAACCTGATCAACTCGTCCCGATCCTCCGAAAGCCGGAGGATCTCGCCCGGCGTCAGCCGCGGTGTCCGCAGATGGAAGCGCGGCAGGCCCTGCTCCACATCGACGCGGCTCCTTGCGAACCGCTGACCGGACCTCTGCTCAGCCTCGCGAAGCATCTGCCGATAGAACGCGCCCTTACGGGTCGTGCCCTCGAGCGTCGCCACGACCTTCTTGCCGTAGGCGTCCAACGTGATCGTGGACCGGCCGGCGTTGACGACGGAGTAGATGTCGGCGCCGTTGCGGATCGCCTCCGCGCCACCGATCGTGAACCTGCGATCCTGCTCCGCGCGAGAAAGGCCGCTGAAGAACGACATCGGGTTCATGTGCCGGCCCGGGCGGGCCTCGGTTGCTGGCACCCCGTAGCACTGACAGTTAGATACAATCAGGCCGTTCGCGTTGAACCAGCCCTCTGTCGAATTGAGGTCGTACACGTGACCGGACCAACTGACCCTGCGCGCCTTGACCACGCGATCGAGCTCTATCTGACCGGCAAGCCGATCAAGGAGGTCGCGGCCCACGTGGGCATCTCGCTCAGCGCCCTGCATCGAGCCCGTAAGGCCCGAGGCATCCCACCGAGACCGTGGGCCATCGAACTCCCCACCACCGAGCTCGTTGCCGCCTATGAGGGCGGTGAGAGTGAGCAGTCCATATCCATCCGCTACGGCGTCATGCGGGGCGTGGTACGCAGGCACCTCAAACAGGCTGGGGTGCATCTCCGTAACTCCGCCGAAGCCAACGCCTTGCGCATGGCCAGACTGAGCTCCGACGAGAAGGCTCGCCTCACCGAAGCCGCTCATGAGGCCATGCGAGGCAGTAGCCCTTCCGGTGACACTCTCAAACTCGCCGCCCGGAATCGGGAGAAGCATGCCGAGAGGGTCCAGCGCTCCGAAGGCGAAGAGAAGTTCGCCCGAATGCTGCGAGATCGGGGGCTCTGCTTCACTCCACAGAAGGCGGTTGGGCCCTACAACGTCGACTTCGCCGTGGCCTCCGTCGCCGTGGAAATCCTCGGCGGTGGTTGGCACTCCGCGAAGCACGCCCGTCACGCTCTCCGCAGCCCATACATCCTCGATGCGGGATGGCATCTGCTGATGATCTGGGACTACGAGGGGCGCAGCGCCCTCCGGCCGAAGGCTGCGGACTACCTCGTCACCTTCCTGAATGAGGTTGGCAGCGACCCAGCCACGCCGCGTCAGTACCGGGTGATTGCCGGTGGCGGGGAGCTCCTGACCGCTCGCCGTCGTGAGGATGACGAGTTCCCCCTCGTACCACCGCCGCGTGGCCGCTAGCGTCTGAGGGCCCGACACCACCACCCCGGCCGGGAAGCAGCGCTTGTGGCGTTGAAAGTCGGCGTTCCACCGGTACCAGCGACCCGCCAGGATCGCGCAACGTGCGCACGCGCCCGACCGGACCTGCCGCACATAGCCGGTCACCGTGCGGTTCGCGACCATCGCCACACCCGCCGCACCGCGGCCCGCGTCCGCGACCTCCGAGGCGGCCATCTGCAGCAGTTGGGCCTGCCCGGCAAGCATGGCCTCCTGCAGGGTGAGGCCGCCGCCGATCAGGGTCTTCGTGCGGATCACCGGCAAGTACAGCAGCGAATCCAGCGCCCGGCCGTCCGACGCGGTGCCCGAAAACGAGCGGGCATCCACCCTTGACGCCTGCGCCAAGTAGTCGTTGCCCAGACCGTCACCGCGGACCATCGCCTCGATGTACGGCTGGCCCGTCGACGCCGCCACCAACTGGCCAGCCGCTACTGCGCGGACCATCGCCGTGCCCAGACCGCCCAGCCACGACCGCGACAGGTCCGTGCCCGCGAGCTCCTTCCATAGGCGCTGCAGGGTGACCGTCGTCTGGATGACGGCCCGCCGCTGGGCTGCACCGTAGGCGTCGACGATGTCCTGGTGGGCCTGCGTGGGAACCGCAACGTCAGCCACCGGCGGGCACCTCGACCGGCTGCGGCGCCGGCTGGGCCGTGCTCAGCTGGTGCAGATCCATCGCCGTCATACGGGTCAGGGCGTCGTCCTGCATACCCCGCATACGGTCCCGCTGCACCGCGGAGTAACCGAGGTCCTCCCAGGCCTGCTCGGTCGGCAGGATCCCCGAGGCGTGAAGCTTGACCACGGCGTCGGCCTTCTGCGCGAACGTCGGCGTCGACGGATCCCGCCACACCGTCTCCAGCTTCCGCGTGCGCGGATCCAACTCGCCGTCCCGCACCAGCAGAACGAGCCGCATCACCCGCTCCCAGGCTTCACCGAACGCCCGCTGGCGCCGTTCCGCGCGCTTCACCAGACGGGCCTCCGACGCGCGGATCGCATCCGCCGACGGCGGCTGATCCGTCGCCAGGCCGAGGAACGCGGGCGGCAGGCCCGTCAGCGCGGCCACCAGCCGGGCCAGCACATTGATCGTGTCGTGGAAGTTGCTCAGTTGCGCCTCGGGGAACTGGCCGAACTTGACCGTGTCGCCCTCATTCACCCACAGACGGCCCGCCAGCGACGACATCGCGCCCAGCGGCTGCCCGTTCTCGTCGGCGAAATCATCCCTCGACATGCCCGTCGCCCAGCGGCGCGGCATCGCGTGATACTCCGCCGACACCATCATGTCCGAAGCGATCTTGCAGGCGGCGTCCGAGATCGGAATCACCGAACGCAACTCCGACGTGCCGTCCAGATGCCGCAGCCGCGGGCGGTTCGCCAGCGGGACGACGAGCACCTGGCCCAGGTTGTGTTCGTCCCGGTCGACCTCAGTCCAAGCGCCCTTCTGCTGCTCGAACGTCATCCGCGCATCGGGCAGATACAGCGTCGCCCACTTCACCGGGGCCGAACCGGCCCCCGGCTCGTCCCACCGCTTGATTGCCGCCATCACCTGACGGGTCCGCGGATCCCGCTCCGCGAAGACCTCGAGGGCGGACTCCGCAGTGATGATCGGCGTGTCCTCGTCGTCCTCGTTCGTGCCGACGATCGCATAGCTGCGCTTCAACGCCAGGGCGTCGACGTGGGCCTGCTGGCTGCCCTCGTCCATGTCGGAGGCCTGCCACACCGACCACAGATCATCCACAGTCGTCTCGGAGTCCGCGTACCGGAAGCCCTCGACGTCCAGCCGCTCATCCAGCGCGTCCACCACCAGCTGAGGCCAGTTGATGACCAGCTGCCGCATCCGGTCCGACAACTCCGACTGGATCTCCGGCGCCAGATACGACAGAGGCTGCGTGCCCTCGTAGTAGGAGTCCATCAACCGCAGTTGCGGCAGATCGGTGTCGTGCGCCGCACACAGCCTCTTCAGCCACGCATCCGGCTCCAGGTCGAGGGCCACAGGTCACCCCCGTCATCGTCAGCGCATCACAGTCGTCTTCCGGGAAACTTTCGGTCGGGCCAGGCCCGCGGCGATCGCATCGCCGGCAGCCTCATGGGCGAGGACGGACACCACTCCCATGTCGATCTTCTGGTGGGGTGCCGCCTTGCGGAGCACGTACCGGCCGGCGGTCCGGGCCGCCTTCCGGGCGTGCCCCACGTGTGCCGACGTGTCCTCGCAGCCGTCATGCGCGAACGTGCTGTCGGCCTTCGTCACGTCCGTCAGCAGCCGCTCGCAGGCGGCGTGCATCTGTACGACGCGCTGCGTGTACCAGCGCACCACCCGCTTGTCGCCGTGCCGGTCGGCCCAGCCGTCGATCTCCGTCTCCCAGTACGGCGGATCGCAGTACATGCGCACCACCTGGTAGCGGCGCATCAACTCATCGACCGCGGCATCCACTTCGAGGCGCGGCGTCTGGCCGCCCCACTCGGACGGATCCCAGATCGTCGGCAACTCGAGCGAGCTGTACACCGGGGTGAACTGGTAGCCGTCCAGCGTCTCCGCCCGGATACCCGTCCAGTCGTCGATGTCCGAGCCGTCGAAGCCGAGGACCACCGCAGTCCCGTCGGGGACCTCCCGGAGCCCGGCCCGGACGTCCCAGCGGTCCCGGGCCAGCCACGTACCGGTGCCCGCCGTGATCCGGTTGCCGAAGAAGCGTTCGGCCTGCGCCTGGTCGCGCTCCAGCAGCTCCGCGGCCTCGGCCTCGATGGCGTCCAGGTCGACCCACCAGGAGTCGCCGTACACCGCCTTGTGGATCCTGCGGCGGTCCGCCTTCTTCGCGTAGTCGAGATCCGGTGGAGCCTTGCGGAAGTCCCGGTTGATGTCCTGGGCCTTCGCCTCGAACGTCCGCTGCGCCACGCTGTTCTCGGACGGGTCCCAGCCGTTCGTGGTCTCCGTTGACCGGCCGCCCATGCCCGCCAGACCACGCCGCTGCGTGTCCGCGACCTTCTGCATCTTGTTCTCGGTCGTCCAGATGCCCGTCTCGTCCTGGGGGACGAACGTGACGCGCTGACCGAGGCGGGACTGCGCGCTCGAGGTGACCGTGTCGACACGGCCGCCACCGGGAAGGCGAATGAACTCCTCACCGGTCTTCGGAATCAGCTCCGACAGCGGCCCCTTGTCGATCATCGGGCGGAGCGCGCCGTAAATGTTGTCGGTCTGCTCCTCCGAGAACGCCGTTATCTGAATCAGCGGCGTCGGCCACGGAATCCCCATCGGGTCACCGGGCTCGTACTCGTACACCCAGCCACAGCCACACCCGTGAGTCCGGCAGTCGTACAGCTCTCCGCCATCCGCCCAACCCGCGAACACCGCCGGCCCCACACCCTCCACGCACACCTGCGCAGCCGTCAGCGGACCCTTGCCCCACTTCTGCGGACGCACCAACTGGCTACGCCGGAAATGGAACGCAGACGCCGGCGACAGCATCGACCGCTCCCGCGTCGCCCCAGGCCTCACCCGGTAGTGGTTCAGGAAGAACCACAGCATCTCGTCCGTCAGAACGAACGGCTCACCAGCAGAGAACCCATCGGGAATGACGCAGTGCGCCTCCACCCAGTCCGCGATCAGAAAGCCGAGCGTGGGCCACTGGACGACCTGCTCACTCGCCCCCGTCACCGGGAACTACCTTGAAGCGGTCCCGGGCCGTGCGCCGCGCGGCCGGCTGCCGCCTTCCGGCACCCTCGCGCCGCTCCGCAACCTCATCGGCCGCAATCCGCCACCGGTTCGCCCGCATCCCCGGCGTCGTCAGCCCCAACGAATCCGCCATCTGACGAATCAGCGTGGACAGATTCACCCGGGAATCCATCAACTCGGCCTCGGAGAAACGGCGCACATACAGCGCCACCTCGAACTCCTGGCCATACCGCTCCCACATGATCGCCTGCGGCTTCCGCCACAACGCATCCCACAAGTCGGCTTCACGGAGCGTCTGCTCAGTCAGCGGCCACTCGGGCGTTGCGCCCTGTCGACCCTCCGCAGGCAGCACAGTCCACTCACCGGCATCCCGATCGCGCCGCAGCGCCGTCGGGTCAGGGGCGGGACCGGAGCGTGCACGTGCTCCACCCGATGCCATGTTGATCTCCTTCACGTGCGCCATTGCGGCGCGTGTGCCCGGCTGGCATTGCGCACAGCCGGTCCAGACATGGCGGAACCCCCGACGACGCGGGGGCTCCGGGCCCTCGGCACGTACCGAGGGGTATTCACTATGAGTTACGGATCTTGCTGATCAAGATCGCTGGGAAAGTTTTGAATTTGACAAAATATCGCTGTCCTA